GATGAATGGAGCACACCAAACGCCACGGCAATGGGGTGGGCAATCCCGAGCCACCGGGAGACCTAATCCTCACCCACAGGCGCGAACAGCTCTGGAGTGCACCCCTTGAAACAACGTGTGGCGCTGCTCTTGTTGGCGCTGGAGAGAGAGAGATTGGCCAGATTAACCCCGACTCGACCATAGGCGCGCTGCTTGCAGGCGGTGCTCAGTTTCGTGCAGCTCTGGTTCAGAATGGCGTGAGCCCAGATGGCACGTGCACCTTTGGAGACGACTGGCTCGATCATTTCCATGGCCGGTCGGTATAGAATGGGGATGGGCATCGCATCGGTCTGAACGATGACGTCAACTGGACCACCGACCACGGTCTGCCTCACTCGCGCAAGCTTCTCACCAGTCACCTCCTCCAGCTCGGTCTTGAGTGCGGTAGCACCAGTGACAAGCGGATGGTCTGCCAGATCCTTCCCATAGAAAGTGAGAGCGCGATCACAGTTGACTGCACCGCAGATGCGGTCTAGACTCATTACCTTGGCGACTTTACCGGTTCTTGCCTTCTTGATGGTTTCCTTGATGTCTTCGAAGGCCTCAGCGGCCATCTCATTACCGGCACCGGATGCGGCTTTGGCCAGTGAGTCTCGGCTGCGCAGCGCGAGGAACCCGTCTTGAACAGTGCGTTGGATTGTGTCTTGCATGCGCAGCAGGTTTCCTGCGAGGTGGCGTCCGGTGCGACGAGCTCCATGGGAATCGTGACACTCGTGGGTGATGTATGCCGTTGGCCCATCCCAATTCAGCAGCACTTTGAAGCAGCAGGCACAGATGATGTAACCGCCGTCAGTTAGCAGTTCGGGGTCATCCAGGTGGGTGGACCATTGTCCATCAATATGGGCTCCGGATAAATGACCGCGGACGAGTGAGTCACAGAACTGGGTCGCAATAGTTGGAAGAATTGGTTTGGTCTCCATGGTGTTTACCGGTGTGCTTTATAAAAC